TCAGCCAATTAAAGGAGAAAAGAAAGACACTTTTATTCAGCGTTGCATGAGTGACGAAGAAAGTGTAGGCGCATTCCCTGACGAAAGCCAGCGTTACGCCGTTTGTAACCGAGTTTGGGAAACACACGCCCGCGAAGCAATGACCGCTTACGTGAAAAGTCTTAAAAAATGAAATACGCAATAGTTGACATGGGTAAAAACATGGCCGCTTATTGTTCAGCAATACAAGACCAGCTAGAACGTGACGGGGTGCATTACGTTTTGTACTTGACAGACCAAGAAGGCTTACTTTGTATTGAGTTTGTAAGCGAAGACGACTTTTTAGACCACTTTAAAAACACGAACAATGGCAGGAAGGCCTAGACACTTAAAAGAACCAGAAGAACTTTACACCCTATTCGAAAACTACGTAATAGAAACAAAGAGCCGAACCCGTAAAGTACCCAAAGCAACAAATAAAGGAGTATTGTACGAAGAACACGTGCCACCCCTTACAATTGACGGCTTTAAAACGTATTGCAATAAACAAGGCCAAGAAATAAATAATTATTGGTACAACGTCGGGGGGGTGTTCGACACATTTATTAGCATCGTTACGCGTATTAAAGAAGAAATCCGAAACGACCAAGTCGAAGGGGCGCTCGTTGGGCAGTACCAACAGAATATCGTAGCCCGACTAAATGCGTTAACCGAAAAGACGGACGTAACAAGTAACGGCGAAAACATAAACGAAATCAAAATAAGCATTATTAGACCCGACACCAAAGAACTAGAGTAACATGGAACTAAAGAGTACAATAGTCTTTGAACGTAACTACGACGCGCTTTACAATAACGAGGCGCGTTTTATCATTAACGAAGGGGGTTCGCGTTCAAGTAAGACCTACTCGCTTTGCCAGCTTATTCTAGTCTATTGCCTACAGAACAAAGGCGTGGTCGTTTCGATTATTCGTAAGACGTTCCCAGCACTTAGGGCAACCGCAATGCGCGACTTTTTCGAAGTGCTTAAAGAGTCGGGAATTTACGACAAGGCTAGCCATAACATGAGCGAACACATATACACGTTCCCTAACGGCTCAATGGTGGAGTTCTTTAGTGTTGACGACGAACAAAAGATTCGAGGCCGCAAACGTAACCTAGCATGGTGTAATGAGGCCAACGAGTTGTTTTACGACGACTTCACGCAATTAAACATGCGTACCGAAACAAAGCTAATTTTTGATTACAACCCCAGCGACTCGACAAGTTGGCTTTACGACCTACCAAAAAACGAAAGCGTCCTAATCAAAAGCACATACCGCGATAACCCGTTTTTACCCGACTCAATCAAACGCCAAATAGAAGACCTCAAACGAACCGACGAAGCGCTTTACCAAATCTACGCGCTAGGGGAAAAGGCCATAAGTAAAAGCAACATTTACTCAAACTGGACATTTGCACTTCACAGGCCTTCACGCTTTACGGAATTTGTATACGGATGCGATTTTGGGTATAACCACCCGACGGCGTTAGTTCGCGTCTATTGGCACGAAAAAGACATTTTCATTGAACCCGTAATATACGAAAGCTACCTTACCACCTCGAACCTAATCGACCGCCTCGCTGACCTAAACATCGAAAAGGAAACGGAAATAATAGCCGACTACGCACGGCCCGAAATCATTGCCGAAATGAACAACGCGGGTTACAATGTTTTGAACGCGAACAAGTCGGTTAAGAAAGGCATCGACAACATTAAAACGTTCGGCGTATTTTGTTTGGAAAACGAACACCTCAAAAAGGAATACCAGAATTACAAATGGAAAAAGGTAGGCGACCAAATTCTAGACGAACCCGTGAAGCTTTACGACGACGCAATGGACGCGACACGTTACGCAACGACCTACATAAAAGAACAATACTTTACCGACGACGCCTACTTTGCTTTCTAATTAAAGACGGGCGCAAATTAATATAGTTATGGCACAAACAATAATAGCACAACCCCAAAGCTTTACACCCGCTTACAACCCTGTAAAGTTTATAGTCGACTCAACTAACAAGAACCTAGACGGCTTCAAGTACATTTTTGACGTATACAACGGCGCGACCCTAATCGGACGCTTTAACGTACTACCAACCTATGGAACGGGTTACGGCGAACTTGACCTTTCGAAGTTCCTAAGTTCATACGTTAGCTGGGATTTTCAACCTTTGGTAACAACGGACTACGACGCCGTAAATTCTTACTACAATTTTCAAGTAAAGACGGGCGAAGAATATTTAGCGCAATTCAATTACACCTCAGCGCTTACAAACTCGGGCGGATTCGTGCGCGTGAATGTCACAAATACTTTCGCAATTGGTGACCAAATAAACATAACCCAAGACGACGGCGGCGCGGCTAACCCATTGCTCGAAGGGTTACATTCCGTTACAAATGCTAGCGGCTCATGGTTCGAAGTCGGGGTGGCATGGTCAAGCGTAACAGACGCAAACATTAACGGGTCGGTCGTCTATGCTGACAACCGCAAAATAGTAACTTACGACGTTACCACCTTTGACGTTAAACGCGTTTTTAACGGGGCTAGACGCTTTATTGAATTTCCGACATACGACGAAAACACGTACAACCCTAACGGCGTTACAAAGCTTTGGGTAACCAACCAACCGCAAACGGAATTTTACGCAACCTTAGGCCAGGACCTTTGGTTAAACATAAGGGGTCGCATAGGTAAAAAGATAGTCTTTGAAAACGACAACGGCGACTTGTTTTATAAGTTCCTTACCAACAACTCAACTATCGAAGGTGTCGCAGTAGGTCCGAACAATTACGGGGTATTGGTAGGTACGGGCAACCTAATTACGCCAACGACTAAATACTATGACTTTTGGTACGACGACGGCGGCCAGAAATCCGTTAAGTACCGAGTGAATTTAGACCGACGCGTACAAATCAATGAGTACCATTTGTGCTTTCTTGACCGCATGGGGTCGTGGTCTAGCTTTGCATTTCAATTAAAAAGCTACGAACGTGGCGAAGTGCAACGCGACGATTACAACAAAGACGTACAAGGCTACGTAAGCGGCGGCGAATGGAATTACAATTACGAAGAATTTGGCTTCAGCACGTTTAATATAAACGTCGTAAAGACGCTAGAATTAAATTCTAACTGGATGACCCAAGAAATGGCTACTTACTTCGAAGAACTAGTAACTAGCCCGCAAGTATTCTTTAAGCTTGTCACCTACCTAACAACAGAAGACGGAATACCAGTAATAGACGAAAATGGTTGCCCCGTTCGCGTACCCGAAAGCACGAACTACCTACCCGTAATTCTTACAACAAATAGTTACGAAGTGTTCAAACAACGAAACAAGAACTTAATTAAACAAAGCCTAGTTGTCAAGCTAGCAAATAACGACGCAATAAATGGTTAAGATTATTTTAAGTACAGGCGTACTTGACGTGCGCCAAGACGTTAGCTTTCCCCTTACATTTTCCGTTGGTGAAATACGCGACATAACAAAACGCACGGGGACGTTTTCAAAGACTATTGTGCTAGCGGGAACGGACAACAACAACCAGCTTTTAAATCATTACTACGACGTCAATATAAGCGCGGGAACGTTTGATATTTCAAAGTTGACCTATTGCCAAGTCACACAAAACGACGTGGTAATTCTAGACAACGCCGTCTTACAACTCATTGCCGTAAACAAGTCGCAACTTACGGACGCGCACGAACAAATAGTTAACTACGAGGTGTTAATAAAAGACACGAAGGCGGAACTATTCACGGCCATAACTAACGCCGAACTTACCGACCTAGACTTTAGCGACCTAAACCATTTTAGTAACTCTAGCGCAATAATTGGCAGCTTTAGTTTTACGCAGGCCAACGGGTATAAATACGTTTTACCTTACGACACGGATAACCTTTACAACGTTCGACAAATTAAGCCCGCTATTTACGCCAAGACTTATTTCGACCGCATTTTTGCGAATGCAGGTTTTACCTACACGTGGACGGACTTACAAAATGCTAGGTTTGACAAGTTGCTAATTCCTTACAACGGCGACGAAAACCAAATAGACTGGAACGACTACAAAGTAGAGGCTAGAGCTGAATGGCTAACAACAAACACCCAACCAACAAATGGAACGTTTGCGCAGTTTCAAGAAACAATAGACGGCTTCACCGAATTACTAGACCCTCAAAACTTATTCGACCCCGTGACGGGTGAATACTCAGCACCAACAAACACCGACCCCGCCGCGTCGCAGTCTTACGAATTTAAAGTTACAATACAATACGACTTAATATTTGACAACCAAAGTGCTAGCGCGGCCCGTCCTTTTTCGTCTTCGCAAGTTGGTTACTTTCCAGTAAGCCGAAGTTTTACGCCTTTTGTTAAAGCTTTGTCGCCTACCCAAACAGGAACAATAGGGCAACTTACACCCGTTGTAATAGACGACTACATACCTAGTGGGGTTACTACTTATGGAACTTACGCAAACGTTGTTATAACTAGCCCTAGCGGCTACATAAACACGTCCGATATTTTAACAATGGCCGTCGGTGTTTTGTCTAGTACCGCTTCGGGTGCGTTAATTTCTTGGCGAACTGCTGCGGGTGTACCTGCCCAAGTTGACATAAATGTCGACGTCCTAGACTTACGCTTGGAAATACTACCCAATAGCAACACGCAACCTATTGGCGGGTTCTTAACAATGAACCAATACGTACCGCAAAAGATTAAGCAAAGCGACTTTGTGAAGTCTATTTTTCAAATGTACAACCTATTCATTGACGTAGACCCTAGCGCACCGAACAATCTAATCTTAACACACCGCGACGAATATTACGACAACGGAACTGAGCGCGACTGGACTTACAAACTAGCCAAAGACCGAGAACAAAATTTGGAGTTCTTACCCGACGTTTCAAATAAGCGCTTAATCTTAACCTACAAACAAGATACGGATAGCCCGAACACTTTGTATTTTGACGCTACCCGCGAAATATACGGGCAACAGGAATACATTTTTAATTCGGAGTACGTTAAAGACGTAGACACGAAGGAACTAATCTTTAGCCCTACGCCAATAGCCCAAACTACATTTGGTGCGGTTGTGCCAATGATTGACGGACAAGCCCCGAAGACGAACATAAGAATACTTTACGACGGGGGCGAACAACCTTGTGGGTCTTACGACATAATCGACGGGGGCTTAACGGGTACTTACGGGGTAACTACTTACCCAGCTATTACCCATTTTGACAACGCGCTAACACCTAGCTTCGACATTAACTTCGGAACGTGCGACTTTTATTATTATAACCCTCAAACGTTAACTAACAACACGCTTTACAATATGTATTGGCGTCGAACCATTAATCAAATTAATGATGGTAAAATGTTAACGGCGTTTTTCTACTTAAAAGAAAACGACATACACGGCCTAAAGCTTAACGACAAAATCCGCATCGACAATTCATGGTGGAATATTAACCGCGTAATTGACTACAACGCAAACACGGACGGACTTACAAAGGTCGAACTTATAAGCGTCGATAGCGAACTAGAATTAGCGCCGTTCATTACAAACACGGGCAACCCTACACCTAGCCCAACGACTGAGGCCGCATTAAATTCCGTTCTTAGGTCGTCGACTATTTCGGGTAACGTAATTCTTGAAGGCGCGCAAGTAGCGGTTTACGGACGCGGTAACACAATCGCGCAAGGCGTTCGAGGTATTGTAATTGGCGACGGACAAACACTAAACGAAGACGGAATTATAACACCTAGAATAAACGGCCTACCAGTACAAAATTTAAGCTACGTTGCTAACCTTACCCAAGTAGGAACGGCAGCACCTACGGCCATAGAACTAAGCAATAACATAGGCCTAGTAACATGGACACGAACGTTAAAAGGCAAATATCTAGGAACGCCGACAAGCCCTTTCGACCCGTTGTACACTTTCGTTATGATTAATAACGTAGAACATGACCACTTAACAAATGCCTACATAAACACGGACGGGAATATTGTAGTTCAAACTACCAACACCCAGAACCACCAACACGACGACAGCATACTAAATAACACAACCCTAGAAATTCGCACCTACTAAAAGTAATATTGTTATGAATGAAGTTACAATACCTTTAAAACTTACGGGTGTCGGCTCAATGAAAGCCGAGTTAAGGCAGTTAAAAGCGCAAATCGCCGCAGCTACTGACCCCGCACAAATGGAAATGCTCGCAAAAAGAGCGGGTGAGGTTGCGGATAAAATAAAAGACGCGAACGAACAAGTAGCCGTCTTTACGGCGGGTTCAAAATTCGAAAGTATTTCCAATTCATTTGGTGCAATACGAGGCGACCTAGCTAGCCTAGACTTCGAGGGCGCTGCGGAAAAGTCGCAAGTCTTCGCGAACAACTTGGGTAAGATTAGTAAAGCCGACGTTTCGGGAGCAATTAAGGGCATTACAGGCACTATTAAAACACTCGGCGGGGCTTTTGTTAAACTCGGTATGCAAATACTCGCAAATCCAATCTTTTTGCTAGTCGGAGTTATTACCGCTATTGTAGTGGGCATCGGTGTGTTCTTGTCTAAAATGGGACTTTTAGAAAAAGCATTTAATGTTTTAATGACACCCATTAACGCTTTAATTGACGCGTTTAAGAGATTTACAGACGAAATAGGACTAAGCAATTTTGCCGCCGAAGAAAACGCCGTTAAAATCGGTAAGGCCAACGACAAGGCCGCCGAAAGTTCAAAGAAACGAGCCGAGAAAATAAGCGACTCTTACGACATAGAAATAGCCAAAGCAAAGGCAGCGGGTAAAGATACCACCGATTTAGAAATAGCCAAGTCGAAAGCCATAAGCAAAGAAGCCGAAGGACGCTATAAGAACGCACAAAAGGAATACGCCGCACTTCAAAAGATTGCTTCTAAAGACAACCTGGAACGCCGTAAGAAATTACGCGAACAAATGGAGGCTGAAAAGAAAATACTTTCGGACGGCAGCAAAGAACGAAAGCTAATACAAATAAACGACGCCGCCGAACAAGCTGCAAAGGACAAAGAAAACGCGGACAAGAGAAAGGAAAAGGCTAAGGAATACGCTAAGAACCGACTAGACGCCGAGCGTACAATTAAGGACATCGAAATAAGTTTGATTGCCGACGAAACCGAACGCGAAATAGCCGCGACAAACGAAAAGTATCGCCGACTAATCGAAGACGTAAAGAAAAACGAAACCTTAACGGGTAAAGAAAAAGTAAGACTTACGGCCCTTTATGAAAGCCAAAAGACCGCCGAATTAGAAAAAGCTGCTAAGGTACAAGCCGACGCCGAAAAGAAACGCCAAGAAGATATAGCCAAAGGCATTAAAGCGTTTTACGAAGCTGAAGCCGCTAAAGAAGAAGAAATACAAGAACAGATTTACCAAGCTGGTTTAACTGAGCAACAACGCGAACTCGAAACAAACAAATACCACTACGAAAACTTAATAGCTGAAGCGGAGCGTTACGGCCTAGACGCGGCTAACTTAGTCGAAGAACAACGCGCCAAAGAAGCCGAAATAAATAAGAAGTACGACGAAGCCGAACGACAAGCGCAACTAGCTAAAATCGAAGCGGAAAAGCAAGTACGTGACGCCAAGATACAAGCGGCGGGGGATGCTGCACAAAGCTTACTAAACCTTTCAAGTCTCGTAATAAAAGACCAAAAGAAACTCGAACAAATAAACAAAGCCAGCGCGTTGGTGCAAATTGGTATCGACACGGCTAAGGCTATTTCGGCTTTGGTTGCTGCGGCTAATTCAAACCCATTTAACGGGGTAACGGCAGGTGCTGCGGGTATTGCTCAATTTGCTAGCGGTATCTTACAAATTACCACCAATATGGTTAAGGCTAAGCAACTACTTAGCAACCCAAGCGGGAACGTTTCGGGCGGTGGCGGTGGCGGCGGTGGTACGTCTAGTGGCGCAAGTGCTGCGGCTTTAGTGCCGCAAATAAACTTGTTCGGTCAAGGCAACAACTTAAACACGGCGGGACAAACTAAAAGCGCAAACGCTACACCTAGTTTTGTGGTTCAAGCGGTTGTAAGCGAAACGGACATAACAAACACTCAAACGAAAATCAATAAAATAAAACAAGGTTCGGAATTATGACAAGTTACCAAGCACTTATAAACGAAATAACAACGTTTTACGACAACCATATTCAAGTAAAAAAGGTAGGGTCGGACTTCAAAGAACAAATGTTTAACTTCGCCACTAAAGACGAAAAATATCCTATTGTTTACATTGTACCCGTTACGGCGTTGGCCACCGAAAACACAAACGACTTTGTCCTAGAAATCTATTGTTTCGATATAATCCAAAAAGACCGCGCGAACATTAACGTAATTCTAAGCGACTGCCAACAGATTTTATACGACTTGTATACGTACTTCATAAACTCGGACAACTACGCTTTTGACCTTGTCGACGTCCCTACTTTTGAGCCGTTAAACAACGACTTACTAGACTATGCAGCGGGTTGGGTAATGACCGCAACCTACGCCGTAAACAACTGGACAGACTGCGCCGTACCGCTTAAACAAGTTCCAAATTAATTGTAATATTGTTATGAACCTAACGCAGAAAATAAGCCAAATGACCCCTAAAGGGGCAGACTTAGCGGCTACCGATTTAATAGAAGTGTCAACCTTAGAAGCGGGTTCTTACGTTACTAAGTCAATTACTGGTCAAGAACTCATCGACGCAATACCGCTACCGCCCACAGGCTTAACAGTCGGCACTACACCGATTGCTTCGGGTACAATAGGACGTGTATTGTTTCAAGGTACGGGGAATGTGTTGCAGCAGAGTTCGTCTTTATTTTGGGACTCAACGAACAACCGCTTGGGGATTGGTACGAGTACGCCTTCAGCAATCATTCATTCAGTTGGTTCGGTTACCGCTTCAGCTGCTATTGGTAGAGGTAATTTTTTAAATAACACTTTAGTAGCCTCAGCAAACAATGATGTTCTTGCGGCATTAGATATCCAGCCTACCTTTACAAATGGAGCATTTACGGGGGTATTAAATCACTCAATTAGAACATCTCAAAACACGGGCATAGCAATTGCAATTGGTGATAGAAGTAATCAATTAGGCTTTGCAAATCCTGCATTAATTTCACTTGGTGCGTCTTACGGAACAAATGGTCTTGGTAATATAAATAACGCAAAATTATTAATATTTGATGGAGGTGGCAATGGTTCTTCATCAGCAGGATTAGGTTATTCTTTAGTTGGAGGTGCATATCAATTTGAATTTTTTACTCAATCAAATTATGTTTGGAGTATTGGTAATGGAACACCAGCTAGAACACCTCAAATGAGGATGTTTAGTACGGGAAACCTACTACTACAAAACGGAGGAACTTTCACCGATGCAGGCTTCCGTTTAGACGTCAATGGGACTGCGAGGGTGAGAGGTACGGGAACTACAAGTGCAACAACATCTTTTCAAGTTGTTAATAGTGCGGGTAGCCTTTCGTTTAGAGTTGACGACAATGCAGATGTAAGGATTGCAAGAGACATCGCAGCGTTTATAAGGTCTTATAGTACGGCAAGTGGAGCATCATTTCCTTCTTATTCTTTTTCGGGAAATTCAAGTGCGGGACTATATCAAGACGGAGTAAACATAATTGGAATTGCAACGGGTGGAACATCAAGATTACAAATAGCCAACACGGGCAACGTCCTAATAAACACCACCACAGACGCAGGCTATAAACTTGACGTTAACGGGACTGCTATTTTCCGTGGACAACTTTCGTGCAATCAAGATTTAAATTTAGTGAATACTGTAGTTTTTTGGAGTGGCGGAAACCAAATAAGAAATACAGCTAATGGAATCTTAAGGATATGCGACAGCACTGCTAGTGATTTCAATAGATTACAATTAGGAGGGACAACATCTGCTTTTCCATCGATTAAACGTGCTTCTAACAACATAGAAATCAAAAATGCTGACGACACTTTCGGAGCGGGATTATCGGTAGGAGCTTCATTAAACGCCTCAGCAATTCTACAAGCAGATAGCACTACAAAAGGCTTCCTTCCCCCAAGAATGACCACAACACAACGCAACGCCATTGCATCGCCTGCGGCAGGGCTTATGGTATACGACACAACATTAAACTTGCCGCACTTTTTCAACGGCACAATTTGGGTATCACTTTAAAATAAAAATATGAAAACACAACCAACACAAGGAGTAGCAATTGAACCAATTGTATACCCACTTAACGCAGGAACGGCAACGCAAATGTCCGTTTTAGTTCTTAACTTTACAACTGAGGCAACCACTTGCACAACGTATTGGCAGCTCCTAACTGAAGACGGACTACAACTTTCGCAAGGTAACTACACTTTGACTGAGGAAGAATTCGCAGCTTGGGGAACTGACAACAACTACGTTAACGAGTGCGTTGCTGCCGCTATTGGCGTAACTTTAATTTAAGATTATGATTCAGCTCACTGAAGAGAATGTGAAAGAACTAGAGGCCTACATTCAAGAAATGCCCGTAAAATACGGATTGCCTTTATTGCAGTATTTGCAGAAATTAGCCGAAGAACAGAAAGAAAATGGCGTACAAGAATAACGGCATATTTAATATTAAGTACAAAACACGTAACAAAATCGCAAAGACTTTGAAGCGTGTTATTGCGTCCGAGGCCCTAATCGACACGGGGGCGCTTTACGACTCTATTCGTATTAACGCCCAAATACCCGCGCTAGGTGAATTAGAAATACAAATTCTAGCAATGTACTACTTCGGGTTCTTAAACAATGGTACTGTAAACATGGCAGCTTTTGACTTATGCGCTAAGCTTACCGAAGAACTAAACGCCAACGGAACGACCGCCGAAATATACCAGCAGTATACCGAATGGATGGCACAACGCTACCCAATTTTACAAGTGGCTAATATTCTAGGTCAAAAGAAAGGTATTGTCTACACGTTCGCGCCAATTGGCGGGGAGTTTGACGCTGCGTTAACCTTTAGGGGTTTCTAAGTAGCCCATTTCCTTACGCATACTTAGCATATTAAAAACGAAAATTAAGGGCAGTTCACCGACTGCCTTTATTTTTGTTAGGTCACCTTCGCAAAGGTCAAACAATAAAGATTCCCACCCCCATTTTTTAGACTTCTTGGCTTGTTCTTGGGCCTTTAAACTTTGCTTATAATCTTCGAGGCTATCAAAGTCTTTAATGTCTAAGGCTTCGTCGTCGTCTTCGTCGTCTTCGTTAAACAAGTTTTCGTATTTCTTTAAAAAGTCTTCGCGCCACTTTAAGAATTCAGGAATAAGCCCGTAAACTTGGGTGATTTTAAGGTCGTCGAACTTGTCGTAAACGTCGAACGGGTTAAATACATAGGGTTCAAATTCAATATTACCCCAGTTGTCGGTATTGATACGCCTATAAAACACGGAAACAATATGCGAAATGTGCTTTAAGTAATCATTTGACAAGAAAAAGTTAAGGTCTATAAACTCGTCTAGTGTTAGCTTCTTAAACGGCTTTAAAATGTACGTGTCGCCGTCTATAATTACTTCGCTTGCATGGCCCTTTTTAGGCTCGCTGAGAACCCATTTAGCCGACTTGAATAGTTCGCCTATTTCTTCTAGTGAAAGTTCTTCTAGGTCTTCGGTAGGTAGGTCTAAAAGTATTGCAAGCGTTTCTAGTTGTGTATTGAAAAAACCCTCGGCGTCTTTGAGTTCGCGAAGTTCCTTAAATTGGTACAACTTAACTTCATGCCACCCCTTCGGAACTTTCATTTAAAGACTGAACTTGTTTGTTAATTGTTTCGGCAATGGCTACTAGGTAAGGCACGGCAACTTCGGCAGGCATTTCACGAATAATTTTAGCTTTTAGTTTGATATGCGCGTCGGTGTAGTGTTCTGTTTTGCTTAGGTCCGTTCTTTTAAAAATAACGGCAATAGCTTCGGAAACAAACCCTTTGTGCTTATGCGCTAAAATCTTTTCAATATGCTTTGTGTCTTTAGCCGTTAGTTTAAATTCGGTTTCGTAGGCTTGGTAAGTGTACCCGTCCGCTTCAAAACGTTTTAATAAAATACCTTCGGGCGCTTTAGCCGTGTTAAAAAGACGGATTGCTTCTTTAAAATCTTCGAATTCCATGTCTTCAACTTCTTGAACACCCATGTACTTAAAAACTTCTAGATGCTTTTCGACGTTGTCTAGCTTTTCGTTTGAGTGAATAGCCGTAATGTCTTCAAACTGCTGAATGGTTAGCTCGTTTAACTCGTTCGGAATGTCTTTGTTACAAATTGTTACCATAATTTTTTTGAACAAATATAAGGGTTTTTTAATATGGTTATGGTTAATGACTTACCCATTTACAAAATAACTATCGACCCTGAATACTCAGACGGCGAAGACTTAGGCATCGAACAAATTGCCTTCACATCAAACCCCGCTATAAAAGTGCGCGGGTTAGCTTTTGAAAACGTTGCAAAGCGTTTCTTTTCCGATAGTTTAAAATATCGCGTTACTGCGCCCGCAATGATCCCTATGGAAATTTACAGACGCGACGACGAAGGCGAATATTACGTACAATTCGACGAACAAACCATAGAACAAATTTACGTTAAGTTCATGAAGGACCTTTCTAATAGAAACGTCTTCAACTTAGAGCATGACCAAAGTAAAGAAGTTCCCGCTTACATTTTAGAAGCGTGGATTGTTGAAAACCCAACCCAAGACAAAGCGCTTACAACCTATGGCATCGAAGTACCGAAAGGCACTTTAATGCTTACGGCACAAATTACCGACGTAGACTATTACAATAAGCTAGTAGAAGACGAACAAGTAGGTTTTTCAATCGAAGGCTTTTTGGGAATGAAATTAAGTAAACACTTAAAACAAAATAATATGAATTTCCCAGACGGAGAACACCTTATTGAAGGTAAGATTTACGTAGTCAAAGACGGCGAAGTAATCGAAATCAAAGAAGTAGAAAAAGAAGAAGTCGAAATGGCCGAAGTAACAGAAGAAGTTACCGAAGAAGTAGCTATGGAAGACACAAGCGTAACCGAAGAAGAAGTAGTAGTAGAAGAAGTAGCTACTGAAATGGCAGTAGACCCAACAGCAGACGCCGAAGCTATCTTAGCTATTGTTACTCCTTTTATCGAAGAACGCGAACGCGCTTTAATCGGAATGATTGCAGACCTAAAAAACCAAATTGAAGAATTAGGCGTAATCAAAGAAGAAGAAGAAATCGAAATGGCTAAAGACACAAAAATGTCGGCTTTTGACAAGTTCAAAATGTTTCGTGCATCAAACAAGTAAACAAATAAAAACAAAATAAAAACCAAACAAAAAATGAGAAATCTTAAATTTGACTTGGACGTAGAAACAAACGCGTTGTTATGTCCTAACCCAGACGAGTTCTACTCAAAAGCTTACTTAACCGAAGACATCGCGGACAACTACCGCACGCTTCCTGGTATTAAGTCAGCTACTAAATTGGCTAACGTTACTTTCGGCAACCTTTTGGCTGCATCGACTTGTAACTTTACTGCCCCTACTGACAACCTCGACGCAGTAGACATCGACGTTTGTGCGCTTTCAGCAATGAGCCAAATTTGTCAGTTCGACTTAGAGCAATCTTTCTTGGCTTTGCAAATGTCACAAGGTTCAAACGGCGATTTTAGCGTGCCTTCTTTCATGGCTTACTATTGGAACGAAATGGCAGGACGTATCGGTAACGACTTAGAGCTTATTCGTTGGCAAGGTGACACAGAAAGCACTGACCCTGTTCTTTCTTTGTGTGACGGCTACCTTAAAAAATTGTGTGCTGACGCAGACGTTAACGGCCTTTACGCTGGTGCTATTACTAGCTCAAACGTACTTGCACAAATGACTGCGGTTCTTCAAGCTTCACCCGCTGCGGTTCAAGCTAAACGCGCTGACCTTCGTTTGTTCGTTTCTAGCGACGTATTCGTAAACTACCAAATTGCTGCCGCTACTGGTAACACTTTGACTTACGTTACTGCACCACTTGCACCTACTTTCTTAGGTATCAAAATTGTTCTTGCAGAAGGCGCACCAGTTAACACAATGGTTCTTGCATTGAAAACAGACCTTATCTACGCGTTTGACGCAGAGGGCGACGCTAAAGCATTGAAAGCGGTTAACCTTTCTGATTCAGTTGCTGAGCCTTACATTCGTACACGTGCGAACTTGAAAGCTGGTTTCCACTACACGAACCCTTCACAAATTGTTGTTTACAACGTTTGTTTCGACTAGTCGTTAACCATCAATTAAAATATACGGGGCGGCCATAAAACGCCGCCCTTTTTTATAACAAAAAAATATTCGAAATCATGGCATGCAGTACATTATTAGAGATCCTAAAGGGGTGTGATTCAAATAGCGGGGGAATTTATACCCTACTAATTAACCAACAGGACAACATTACGGGAATTACTACCAACGAAACGGGCACGAACTGGGAAGTAACCGACATTAACTACACTTCGCCTTTTGTTGCGATGGAGTTTAAACGCAATACGGGTAGCTTTACCGAAGACGGAACTATCGACTTAGTCAATGGGTCTTCTTACGTTACTCAAACTATTAACCTAATGTTTCACCGACGCGACCAAGAAAAGTCTAAGGCTATTAAAGTTCTTGGCGCTGGTCAACAATACTTAACAGCGGTTGTAGGTGACGCAAACGGCAAATTTTGGTATTTCCCATTCTTGCAAGTTAGCGCTTACGGCGAAGGTTCAGGTGTGGCCCGTGCAGATGGCAGTAAATACAGCCTTACACTTCTTGCGGAAAACGAAACCCTTGCATACGAAGTAGACGCGGCAATTGTGCCAGGTTTATTAGTGTAAATTTTCCTTACCAAACATAGTTAGCCCCCTCATTGTAGGGGGTTTTCTGTTTGAACAAGTCTCAAACGAATTTTAATATTGTTATGATTTACATTGAAAAAGGCGAAATAAACACGTTTGCGCTTACTTTAAGCGAAGTAACGACGTTGGTAGACCCTTTTTATTTATTCGTCTTTGAGGGCGAATTTAACACGGCAACCGAACCCGTTTTGTGGTCGGGTGTTGACACGTCAAACTTTCCGACTAGATACAACCTTTTTACTTTAGAAGAAGGTGTAGACCTCGAACTAACGCGCGGTCAATACACTTATTCAGTTTACGAAAGCGACGAAGAAATAATAGTAGACGAAAACACGAATACAAACGGACTTAATTTAATAGAAGAAGGGCGCTTAGTTGTTGCGGGCGGTTCTACTTCTAGCATATACGACTAATAAAATGGGAATTTTCGACAGATTCAAACAACAAAAACCCGAAGTAATAGAAGGCTATCAAAGCTTTTCAACTCCTTTCGGTAAAATCGGACGCGGTGACTTGTCGCTTCCTTACGTTAATGGACGTTACCAGGTGGCAGGCTATGTGCCGTTTGGATCAGACAACCTATTTCCCGAAACTTTAAACCAACTTTACTACACGTCGCCTTTACATGGGGCAATTGTAGACTTTAAAGTAAACGCAGCTATTGGCGCGGGTTACGAATTAAAAACGGACAAGCTTACACCGCAAGAACTCCTAGACATTTACACTTGGGAAAAGAAAATGCGCCTAGCCAAGTCGGTTAAAGCCGTTACAAAACAACTTGTAATGCACAACCGCGTTTACTTTAAGTTGCATTTTGACGACAAAAACAAGCTACACAGAATAGAAAACGTAAGCCCTGAAAAAGTCCGTATAAACAACACTAAAACTTGTTACTATTTGTGCGACGACTGGGCTAGCCGTATTGACGTAGAACAAGTAAAACCATACCACCCGCTTAACACGGACAGATGCCAGCTTTATAGCTACGAATTACCTAGCATTGGACAAGATTATTACTCATTACCGCAGTATTCAAGTGCTTTAAACTTCGCCTTTTTGTCGGGTGAACTTAGTTACTTCGCAAAGTCGAACATTCAAAATAGTATTTTCCCCGCTTTTGCCATGATGTTCCCTAAGCGTCCGCAAAGCGAAGAAGAAAAGAAGGTACTACGCGACACAATCGACAGAATGAAAGGCGCGGCCAACGCGGGTAAAGGCGTGGCATTCTTTGCCAACTCAGCCGATCAATTGCCTAAAATCGAAAGCATACCTACAAACCAAAACGACAAGTTATTTCAAGAAGCTAGCACGCTTAACACCGAACAAATTTGTTTTGCCCATACAATTGACCCTATATTAATGGGTGTACGCACAACGGGTAGTTTAGGCGGTGGCGCTGACATTAAACAAGCTTACGTAATCTTTGAAAAAAACGTAGTTATTCCGTTGCGCGAAATGGTTACCGAAATATTCACGGAACTATTAAACATTTCTAGGCTTAAAGCTGACTTTACAATTAAGAATTTCCAAATAATTAACGAAACAATTGTAGAAGTTGAAGGCGACGCAAGTAAAACACAAGATGCCTTGAACGCAATGAGCCCGCTTGTAGCTACTAAAGTTTTGGACACCATGACACCGAACGAAATCCGCGCACTTGCAAGCTTACCACCCGTCGAAGGTGGCGACGTAGTAGCTTCACAACAACCCGCCCAAACATTTAAGAAATGATTTACTTTATAACCGAAACTTACCTAAAGACGAACACGCCAATTACGGCAAACGTAGACGTAACAGACGTAACACCTTACATTGCTACGCAATCGGACTTAAGAGTACAACCAATTCTAGGTACAACGTTCTACAAGTACCTTTTGAATGCATATAATACGCAGACTTTGACTAACGACGAAGAAACGTTGGTAGAATTTATACAACCCGTTGTGGCTTGGCGTAGTGCTGAGGACGCAGTATTTGGTTTGTCTTACCAACTTAAAAACAAAGGTATTCAAACGCAGTTCGGGGACTATTCTGGTAGCGTTTCCCGCGCTGAAGTTGCCTTTTCAATGGAGCATTACGCACAAAAAGCCAGCTTCTACGAACAACGTTTGATTAAATACCTACTAGCTAACAAAAATTTGTACCCGCAATTCACTAGCCAAACGAATAAAGACACGGACTTGCGCCCACAAATAGAAGCTTGCGACTGCGTAGGTACTTGCTGGGGACGTTGCGGCCAACGTTACAACGACAACGGCTACAATAACGCTATAATGGTATTCTAATGACTGAGTTTGTAACCATAGTAAAAAAGTACGGCGTTACGGGTGTTTTATGCCTATGGTTATGGCACACGGACAACCGACTTAACAAGGTCGAAACGGCCCTTTACGACTGCTACAAAACTCAAAGCTTTAGACAAGCAACCAAAACACGAATAGACTTACCCGTTCAATTACTTGCAGTCTTACCAAATGATAAAAGAACTAATAAACGAAACTTTAAGGCCTAGCGGCAAATGGTCAATTAAAAGGCTATCCGCTTTTACGTCGTTTTGGATTGCGGTTTTTTACGCTTTCGTTCCTTTAGTTACTGCGTTTAAAGCACAAGAATTTGTGTTTATTGGTTTGCTTACTTACTCGGCTACGTCGTTAGGTCTAAGCGTATGGAATAAGAAAATAAAAGCACCCCACTCGACTGCTCACAATTGAACACCGAGAACCCCCCGTCGATAACGTTGGCGGGGTTTATAATTTCTAAAAATGTAACATGATAACAACCGCCCAAGCCTTAGCGAAATACGGACAACCTAACGAAAGGGGAACGTACCTAACTACCATCAATTTGCCGTACCCTATGCGCATAGCTTGGGACATCGACACCAAAGTTACGAAGATGCGTTGCCATAAGCTAGTCGCAGATGCGTTTTTAAGCGTGTTTAACGAACTTTTAGCGGTGTATGGCTACCAACGTATTGTCGAACTAGGAATAGACCTTTATGGGGGTTGTTTTAACTTTCGTAAAATGCGCGGTGGTTCGTCATGGTCGCGTCACGCTTGGGGTATTGCCATAGATTTAGACCCCGCACGTAATACATTAAAAGAAACTTCTAAGACTGCGCGCTTTGCACGCCCCGAATACGCGCCAATGATTGCTATTTTTGAAAAACACGGATTCTTAAGTTTAGGTAGAGCCAAAAACTACGACTGGATGCACTTCGAAATTTTAGCTTAAAACCTTATAAAATGAAAAAACTTTCAGCTTATAGCCTTATATTTTTGTC